CTTACAGAAGCTAAGAAAGGTGCTCGTTGCACTAAGGTAACAGGGCAGCAAGCTTCATCACGCTCTGATAAAAAATATTCCCGTTGTGTAAAAACTCCAACAGGATATAAACGTATACATTACGGAGACCCAAACCTAAGAATAAAAAAATCTAATTCCAAAAAAAGAAAATCTTTTAGAGCGCGTCACAAATGTTCACAAAAAAAAGATAAAACTAGTCCTGGTTACTGGAGTTGTAAAAACTGGTAAAAAGTATATGAAGTTCATATAAATAATGATATGAACAAAATGTATGGATTTATATATGTAACCACAAACATGGAAACTGGTCAAAAGTATATTGGTATGAAAAAATATACTAAAGGCTGGGAGACATATTTAGGTAGTAGTAAGTTATTGAAAGAAGATATCAATAAATTTGGATATGATATGTTCACACGGGAAATTATTGAAGAATGCGATTCACTAAAACATCTTCAAGAACGAGAAATATTTTATTTAACCAAGTTTGATGTTTTAAACAATACAAATCTATTCTATAATAGATCCATACCTCATATTGATTTTAGACTAAAAAGGTACACAAATAGCAACAAAGGTAAAACATGGGAGGAAATATATGGTGTTGAAGGTGCAAGAAAAAAACGTGAACAACTATCTTCGAGGCTAAAAAATAAAACATGGGAAGAAGTATATGGTATTGAAAAAACGCAGGAATTAAAAAAGAAGTTTAGTTATTCTAAAACTGAAGAAACACGAAAAAAAATAAGTGAAGGTAGAAAAGGCATGAAATTTTCAAGTACACATAGAGAAAATTTAAGAAAAGCGAGAATTGAATATATTAAAAAACAAAAAGAGATTATAACTAATAGCTCAACATTTAACTAAATAATAATATGCCACTCAAAAAAGGGAAATCACAAGAAACTGTCGGTAAAAACATTAAAGAGCTTGAACACTCTTATAAGAAAAAAGGTAAAATCGGAACATCTAAGCCTAAATCCAAAAAAGCAGCTCACAAACAAGCTGTAGCAATCGCTCTCAACAAAGCTGGTAAATCTAAGCTTAAAAAGGAATCATATGATGACCTTGTAAATGAATATCTTAAAACCTATCTTCTTGAGATGGATGTGAGACAAGATCCAAGAGAGGGTTTTGATGGTGATCCATTTGTTGATCCAACTGAAGATATGGGTGAAGGTAAAATGTCGGTTGAAGAAATGCGTGAAGTTGTAGCAAGAGAAGCGGGTGAAGAAGAAGCTGCAGCAATGTCAGATAACGAAATTCAACGTTATTATTACGCTGTTGTTGGTGTACCAGAAGGTAACATTACACCACAAGAAATGTATGACGTGGTAGCAGCAGAAGTTGGTGAACAAAAAGCATCAATGATGTCTGGTGAAGAAATTAAACAATATTACTATGATGTTGTTGGTTCTTATCCACCAGATGAAGATTACGAAGAAGAGTGTGAAAGCGCTAAGCAGGGTTGTGATTGTGGTGGATGCCCTGCATGCAGCAAAAACGATGAAAATAAGATGCTTAAATTTTACGGTTTCTCAAAATGAAAGATTATAACAATACATTCACTAAGTTAATGGAGCAATATGCTGGTGAGTCTCCATATACAAGAGAAGAGCTTGAAGGTCTTATCGCCGATTTAAGTGCAATGGTGAACAACCCTGCAGTTAAACTAACAAAAGATCAAGTTGTTGCTAAACTTAAAGGTTATATTAATATGCTTAATGATACACCTGAAAATAAGCTTGATATGGAATATCTAGCTAGAGGTACAGGTGAACCAGTAATGGAAGCAAAGCAAAAAAAAACTAAGAAAGACGCTTGCTACCATAAAGCAAAAGCTAAGTATGATGTTTTTCCAAGTGCTTATGCTAGTGGGTATATCTCCAAATGCCGTAAGCGTAAAGGTAAAATCAAATGATTACGTTTGCTGAATTTTTTACTGAGAATCTTCGCGATTGGTTCAAATCACATCGCGATCCTAAAACTGGTAAAAAATTCAAAGGGTGGATTAATTGTAAAACGGGAGGCCCTTGTGGTAGAAATAATACTAATAAAGGGTCTTACCCTGCATGTAGACCTACTAGACAGCAGTGTAAAAAAATAAAAGGCAAGATGTATAAGAAAAAAGGACCAAAACGTGTCCAATGGAAGAGTAAGAAGAAAGACTAGTCATTAAATAATATAAATGGCAGTCAAATTAGACTTTTTACAACCTAGTGATTTTTCGAGGAATCTCGCAGATAATACTTACCTGTTTAAAGATCTTGCTCTTGACCTTGAGCTAGAATATGCTAATACAGTTGAGCTTTTATCTCAACCTACGTTTAACGATGCAAAGGCAATATATGATACTGAATCAGTATTGCAATCGTTACGTAATATTTTTAATACCTTACCAGGACAAAAAATTCTAAATCCAACTTTTGGTTTAGACTTAAGAAGTTTTTTATTTAACCAGGCAAACAATAGAACAGGGTATGTTTTAGCTTTAACTATAAGTAAGCAGTTACCTATATTGGAACCTAGAATTTCAATCACTAGTGTGGATGTTGATGTGTTTCCTGATGATCTTACATATGAAGTAAACATTTTTTTCAGGATCCCAAGCTTAGAAACCATACCATCTAAGCCACTAAATATTAAGGTTCAATTTAACAAAAACGGATTTACAATTGTATGAGTACCAATTTTACAGATTATTCTTTACCAAAAACAGCTTATGCTGCATTTGATGCAACAAGCTTGAGACAGCTTATTATCGATAGGCTTAATGAAAATAGCATTTTTAAAGATCAAAATTTTGAAGGAAGTAATATTAGTGCTGTCATTGATTTGGTGGCATATATGTATCATGTCCTATTGTTTTATCTCAACCAGACATCTGCAGAAACTCTTTTTTCTCAAACTACATTGTTTGAAAATATGAACAAAATTGTAAGTTTGCTAAACTACAAACCTATAGGTGATCAAACAAGTATAGTAAGTTTCAATACAACCTGTAAACCAGAAATACCAACTGGTCAATATACAATTCCAAAATTTAGTTATCTTAATACTGGTGGTAAAAGTTTTGCATTACTTGATGATCTTATTTTTGAAAAAACAAATTCAGATACCGAGATTGTAACAACAAGTACAAGTGTTCTATATCAAGGTAAAATTACAGAAAATCCTCCATATATTGCAACTGGTGAGGATTTTGAAACAGTATTCATTACATTTGTAAATCGTGTATCTGAAACAACAGAAACACAAAATGAAAAATTCATTTCAGATAATTCATTTAGAGTATTTGTTAGGGAAGTTGACACTGGAATATGGCATGAATATGAAGAAACATCATCTTTATATCTCATTAACAATGTTGGTCGCTTTTATGAAAAGAGATTAAATGATCAAAATCAGTATGAATTTAAATTTGGTAATGATGTCAATGGTCGTAAGCTAGTAGAAGGTGATGTAGTTGGTATTTACTATATTATATCTGATGGACCTTCAGGTGAAATAACACCAAATTCTTTAACAGGTATTATCACCTATTTTCAATCTGTACAATTCAACTCAATTAAAGAGTACATTTACGCAAATGAAAATTTATTACCTCAAAACTTACTTAGTTTTGTTGAATTTAATAATGAGTTTGAATCAATTAAAGTCAAAGAACGTGAATCTGTAGATGAAATCAGAAACAACGTACCGAAACTATTTTCATCGCAAAATAGAGCAGTTACCTTAAACGACTACACACAATACGTGGATAAAAATTACTCTGATATTATTGCTTCAGCAAAATCTATTAACAATAATACATACGTCAATAATTATCTGAGATATTATTATAGTTTGGGTTTATCATCTCCGAATAGAGATCCAAGCGTATTGCTAAATCAGGTAAACTTCATGACATCCACAAACTTCAACAACATTTATATGTTTGTGGTTCCTAAGTTTGGTATTACAAGAAATGAGCAATTCCCAACATCTCTTAGTGCTGGCCAGAAATTATTAATTGTAAACGAACTTAATAAAATTAAATCAGCCACCCATCAAATAGTACCGATGGATCCGATTTATAAAGCATTTGCATTTGGTGTATTGTTACAAAATGAACTACCTTTTTATCAGATAAAGGATACATCATACCTCGTTTTAAAAAGAAATATTCTTTCAAACCTCAATAAAGAAAAAATCAAATCGTTAGCAACAACTGTTGTGCAAGATTTTTTTGATATTAATAATAACTCGTTAGGGATGTCTATTGATTTAAGTGTTCTTACCAATTCTCTTTTATCTATTGAAGGTGTTACTAGTGTTTTAACACGTAGAGTATCTAATGGTCAGACCCGCGAAGTACCATATATTAGCATGGTTGTATGGAACCCAAATTACCCCACTGCTGACGTACAACTTATTTCTCAAAGTTTAGTTTTACAGGATTTTGAATTCCCATTTTTACAACAACAATCCTTAATTTCTACACACATTATAGTAGAAGATGAATAATATTACTGTTGAAATTTTTACAAAAGACTACAAGAACACAGTAGGTGTTCTTTCTGGTTATACATTACCTATTACCCCATTTTACTTTGAGGCTAATTACCAAGTAGCTGTTATACCAGGTCAAGGTGGGTTTAGCTATATTACAACTGAAGAAACACCCACTGAGTATGTAATTACAGAATCATTAGATACGTTAATAACAGAAATTGTTAATGCTGGTATTGTTTCAAATAAAAGAGTTGTGTGGGATTTTGGTGATGGTACATATTCAGCTGAATTAACTGGAATACATTATTACAAAAATCCAGGAGTGTATACAGTTAACTCCTATTTCTTTGACTCAACAGGTGGTGTGTATAAAAACACAACAACACCAACAATTACCTGTTTCAATTTTATACAAGATACTTTCAATGTCGACATTTCTAGCAGCTATGTTTCATCATCTAAATATACACTTTCAGCAGCTAAAATTACCAATCCATTTTCTATAACATCACAGAGTTCTTGGCAAGATGTTATTTCAAGTAATAATTATGCTACGACATTTGGTCTTAATCTCTTAAGTGGTACAACAAACTATTTTACTCAGAAATTAGATACAAATAAATACGGACATCTCTACCCTTATTCATCTTTTTATGATATTGATGATGATGGGTTATATTATCAAATACAGGATATTACAATTGAAAGAACACCTATATATTGTGCTCTTTCTGGAGATTTGTTGTATATAACCACTAGCGAAAACCCAGTAAGTATTTTTTGTGGTGTAAGTGGTGTAAAAAATGTTTATGTTAAAGATGATAAACCTGGTGATAGACAAATAGTTGTTTATAGTAAAAATATTACGGAAAATAACACACCTCCAATCATATTTAACGCTCAATTTTTACCAGCTACTGTAGCTGAATTAGCTTTTTCAAGTAATGGTATTACAGGTGAAGGTGCACCGAATACAGCATTTGATATTGATAGTATAAAGTATGTTGGACAAAAAATTAACTTTGTCGTAACACTTAAAGACCCTGACTATTTTACAGTTAAAAATTTCTCTAACTTATACATGGGTAGTCTCACCGGGCTACCAGGTATTAATATATTACCTACAAGAAGTGATGGTGTTATAGATACAACACTTGGTACCATTTCAAGTAATTTTACCTACCTATCATCTATAACAGGTGGTTATTTTAGAGGTATTTTTGTACCAGCAGTTACAGCTGAAAACATATATCTTCAAGCAATAACAGTTTCAACATCTGGTCAATATTTAGCGTTAGATGATACAATTACATATTTAACGTTAGATTACCCACTCACATTACTCACATTAGATGATTATTCAACAACAGATGTTGTATCGGGTAGAAGTAATTCCTTTTCTGTTTACCCTTCTGGTGGTAAATATAGTATTGCAAAAATTAATGAAGATTTTGATTTTGGTGGTACATTTAATAAGCTAAGATATCAAGAATTTTTATTCGATAGTCCTGTATTGTTTAATGAGTTTTTTGGTACCGTTTATGGTGGGGCATCTGCAGAGCCAACTGCACCAGGTAAAACCATTTATGAAAAAATAGCTAACTTTACATCTAACCAAGCAGATGTTTACAGAAGTAACTTACAATCATTACTTTCTATAAATGCAATGTTAGATGGAAAAGCTAACACCTATGAAACTACAAATTTTTCATCACCAAGTAAAATTAAAAGATTGGTAGATATTTTCAGTATAAACCACTCAAGATTGTGGGGATCTACAAATACATTCAATGAAAACTTTGATAGTTTATTCAATATTGATACATCAATATATGGTACTAACTTAGGTGATAAATTAGATTTTTATACCACTGTTTTAACATCTGGGTATGACAATTGGATAGTAGCATTAGAAAGATTTAGCAACACATATATAAAATGCAATACATTTATATCTCTTCTTTCTACCACAACAATTGATGCTGGTCTCTCAACTTATGCATTAAGTTCATATAATGATACATGGGGATGGAACTTAGTATTGGGTGCAGGCTTAACAGGTGCAGATATTACTAAATATTACGATTTCTACCAATTTATTAATACACCAGAAGGTACACATTACAATAACGTTATTAACTTTAGCGATCCATACACTACTATTTCATATTCCAATTCTTCTTATAAAGATTGGTCTAAAAATGGAGGTATTATAGATGAAATGCTAATGCATACTCTATATACTGGTACTAATGTACTATCCTCATAAGTAATTTCCATACTAAATATAGATAGATGGAAAAGCTGTTAACATTCGAATTTGAAGAGGTTCAAAACTCTATTGTAACTCCTGATAGTTTATCATATGGAGATTTACTGCAACCTTATTCGTTTTTAGAATTTCTTAAAAATACTAGTAATAACTACACACCTAAAGTATATAACGAATTTTATATTGAATATCTCAAAAGATGGGGCAATGTAAAAAATGATATTATTATCACAGATCAGCAGATTATTTCATCTCAATACACTGATTTACTTAAAGACATTACTCTTAATTATTCAACTTTAGAAGAGCGTAGATTTCTTGCTAACATTGATTTTAGTGATCCTGAAGATCTTGAGATTGCAATACCTTTTTTTGTTCGCAAAATTAAAGATATTACATTACTTTACAAATCTTCGAGAGATCAGCTTACTTTTCAAATTGAAAAAAATAAGAGAAAAGGCACACCTAATAGTATTGAAGTAGCTATACGACAGAATATTATTGAGTTTTTGTTTAATAATGAGAGATTTTCTTCACTTAACATACCACTATCTACAGTACAGTCAGAAATAAAGATTGAAATTGAAGATTTGGTAGATACCTTTCAATCTTACTTTAACCTAAAATCCACACCACCAGATTATGGAGGTACATTAAGACAAGAGTTTTATAGCGCTAACGTAAATGACGTTGACTATGCTAACTATATTGATCTTGAGGAGTTTTTAAAAACTAATGTATTTAATAATACATTTTTAACAGAACTCGGAAAGAGCTTTACTATCAATGTTGATCTTACATATGATGCTGTTTGTGATCCACAAAACCCTATAGGAGATTTCTTAGAAGAACAAACTGTTGGTGGTGTCACCCCTCAAGATTATAATGCACTAAGAGGTGATTTAGTGAGACGTATTATTGGTGTTGATTATTATTTTATTACAAAAAATAACGACGGTGAAATTGCAACAGGTATATTATTTGAAGCTTCCAATCCTGTAGGTAACCTACTTAACGTTGATACAGCATCAACTGCGTCTGTATTATCTGATGAATTAACTTCACTTAAAAAAATCGGTCTCTATTTTGCACCTGAGAAACAAAGTATAATTAGACTCAATAAAACCGAAAATAAGTATGAGATTGATATAGATAATTTAGAAGAGGGTGTAACATATGTATATCCTGATCCTTCATTATATGGTAAGGGTTATGATTCCACATATCCTTTAATATTTTACTATAATAATTCATCAGTTTATAGAAATTCATCTAACGCGTTTGCTTTTGGTGATCCCAAACTATCACCAAGAGATCAAAACTATTATGCCTATTACTCACGTGAGCAAACATTTGAAACAGAAAATATAAACGAAAATAACTTCAATAATGCATTTTCACTGTTATATAACAGTGGTTATGTTCAAGATTGGAAACAAGACGTTTATGGTAATGAATATGGTCTTTTTAAAGATCAATATGGTGAATATTACAAAGGTAGGTATAGCTTTACTGAAATAGTAGATACTGGATCTGTAGTAAAGTACTTACCTTTTAACGGTTGGTTATATAATGACCCTGTTAGTGGTTATTCCTTTAACTATAGTGAAAGTGGTAAATATATAGGTTTTGATGATGTGTACAAATCTGGTATTTCATTATCTGGGGGTAATTTTACCTCTAATGATGTTGATCAGTATTTGAATTTTAGATCCTTTACACCATACCAAGACATACCTCTTAAGTTCAATCTTTATCCAGAATATGGTTCAGCTGATCTATTAAGGTCTATACCTCTTGAATCATCCAAAACTCAGGTTAGTACTACATCAGGTGTTAGCGCAACAACTACAATAACTAGCAGGATGCTTAAACCTGGTACAATCTATGTTAAAGATGTTATAACAGGTAATATATCCCCCATATCTAGTGCGTTAACAACAACATTTAGTAAATATCCTTCTGCAGTTGAAAATGAGGTTTATACATCGTGCATAACATTAGATATGTTTTATGATACTATTATAGTAAGGACACCTTCATATCTAGTTTTTGATAAAATAAACTATAATGAAACTGGATTTATAAATCCTAATACATTTAACATTTACTTAACTTCAAATCCATCTAGGTGTGGTAAATTTAGTAACTTGTTTTTTGAATCAAGTCTCAATTCTGTATTTTTCTTCAATACCACAACACTTGGTACGTTGAGTACTGATAATTACAAAATTATATATCCTGAAATTTACTATTTTGATATCGATAAACATCGACTTAAGAAAATTTTTCCAGAAGGTGTTTCAACTATTCAAGCTCTTTCTAGTAACTTTAGCTTATTTGGTGTTATAAGTGCAACTAACATAGTGGAATTTTCTTGTGAAAAGATTTCATATAATAAATCCAACGATATGTTTGTAATAAACTACATTGGATATGATAGTAATAAATCACCATATCTATTCGATCATAAATTTAGGTATGATGGTGAAACTATTGAGTTTAAATATTCGAATGTTTATGCCACAGACTCATTTAAACAAACGTCTAATTTCCACACACTAACATCAGATACAGAGTTTATAGGTGAGGTTTCAAATACTGGTGTTATTGTATACACCTCATTTTCATATAATTTCGACGTAAGTTCATCACAAATTTTAGGGCTCACGCTAAATAGAGAAGGGGGATATCTACAGTTTTAATGACAACAATTACACAAACAATTTCAACCAACCCATATATTTCCGAAGGTGATTACTTTATTTTATACGATGAAATTACCATCAAAGGTGGTACATCTATCAAATTAGATCTACTTAATGTAGATGAATCTATATTTAAGGTAAAATATCTCAATATTGATTGGGGAGATGGTACTACAGAAAAACATAGATTTAATATTTTTCTAGATTATTACAATGAGTCTATCATACCAGAAGTTTTATACAATAAACAAGGATCGGTATGTTTAGAATATACACATAGTTTTAACTCAGATCAATCAGCATATTTTACTCTATATTATATTAGTGTCACTATGCTTTATTTTAACGGTACTGTAGGTAAAGTCACAATACCAGTAAAAGTTTCAAAACCATCGATGTATGATAGAGTTGGTGAGCTGAAATTAATTAATAATCAAATATTACCTCTTTCATCTTCAAATACACTTCTCAATATTCAAACCGAAAAAGAGTTTTTTGTGATACCAATGATCACCAACGCAACTAACAATTAAATATTAATATGTCAGATATCAGAATTTCAGAATTACCACCACTTAGCGTTTTAGCATCTGTAAATGATGCTGACGTGTACCCTGTTGTAAATAATAACGTTACACAAAAAATTCGTTTTGATACACTATACACCAAAATTAGTAGTGTTATTCTTACTGAAGTGGTGTTTAACTCTAAGTTCAATACACTTCAAACTATTGTAAGTGCTAATAGTGGTAATTGGAATAGTACATATACTACAGTTCAAGGTAATTCTTCAACATGGGGTGCCACAACAGTTAATATTTTAACTGCATTATCACTCTTTAGAGAAATTTCTAGTTCTTCATCTCCTAATACCTCAAATTGGCCAGCACATGGCCTTTCTGCATTTTCGTTATCTGCATCGAATGTTGATTTTGTAATTAATCCAAAAGGTACAGGAGCTATTATTGCACAAATACCAACTGGTACATCAGCTGGTGGTGGTAAGCGTGGTGAATACGCTGTTGATTTACAACGTATTCGTAACAATTCATTACAAGTTGCTTCTGGCAATTATAGTGTTATAGTGGGTGGTGAAAATAATAGAGTTACTAATTTGTATTCATCAGTTGTAGGAGGTAATAGTAACGCAATTTACAATACATACTCACATATCGGTGGTGGGTCAGGTAATGAAATTTTCAATTCATATTCAGCTATTGGTGGGGGTTTTGATAATGAAACAACAAATGATTACACCACAATAGGTGGTGGTTATAGTAATCAAGCTGTAACAAATTTTGCTACAGTCGCTGGTGGTAGTTTAAATAAAGCTAGTGGTCAGTATTCTTTTGTTGGTGGTGGTCAATCACTTTCAGCTGCAGGTTCATTTAGTACAGCTGTAGGTGGTCATACCTTATCTGCTAGTGGTGATTATTCTGCTATAGTTGGTGGTTTACAAAATAAAGCAAATAGTGACTATTCGTTTATTGGAGGTGGGGTTAGTAATATTGCAAGTGGTGGTTATTCTTCTATATTAGGTGGTCAGTCTAATAATACAAACAATAAGGAGAACGCTCATATTATAGGCTCTAATATTACTGCACCTCTTTCAAATTATACATACGTTAATAATATTTCTACAACAGGTAATGTTGCAAGTAATACAGCTGTAATTACAAGCTTAACATCTACTAATACCAATCTAACTAATTTAACAGCAACCAATTCGATTGTTACTAATTTAACAGCAACATCTACAACATCAACCACAATTTCTGCAGCAACTTATCAAGGTGCTCAGGCTATCAAAGCATGGGTAAATTTTGATGGTACTGGTAGTATTGGTAGTAACGCTACAATAAATGCATCTTACAATATAAATTTTGTAAGGAAAGTTAATGTTGGTCTTTATACTGTTGTATTTGCAAATTCCTCAATTTTTAATAATCAATATTATATTATGTCTGGATCTGGCTCCGGTAATTTATTATTAACACCAGTGCTTAGTGCTGATAGTAGAACATCTACACCATCTTTAAAAACTTCACTTAGCTGTATGGTTGCTATTTTAACAGGATCTGCAGTAACTACAAATAGAGCAGACTCTAAAGAAGTAGGCTTAATGTTTATTGGTAGTTGATTTTGCAAAATTTGTCATTACAATCAGATAATGACTGTAAAATTTGACGAAAAAACCCATACATACCGCAATTCGGAGACCGGAGAGCGTTATACGTCTGCTACACAACTCATTTCAAGATTTAAGAAGCCTTTTGATTCTAACTTTCACGCTGAACGTGTTGCAAAAAGAG